GCTGACATCTATGGGTGTATGTACTATGGCGTTTAACCTTAATGGTTTTAACTTTAACCAATCAATAGTTGATACTAATGGCAAAGTTATTCCTACTTGGGCTGACGTTGTAAATAGACAGAACCTTGGAATGGAAGTAATGCATGAACGTAATGCTCACAACTTCCCACTTGATTTGGCTTCAACTCAATCAACAGAAGTTGCATTAACAGCTCCACAAATTGGCTAAAAATTTTTGTTTATACCTAACCTTAATCACTAACTTATTTATATGCTCTGGCGTTATCCGCCATTGGAATAGTATGCAAACTAAAGACACAGAAATTCTAGAACTACAGAAACAGGTAGATAAATTACTAGAGGAATATAGACAAGAAGAATATAAAAGGAAAGATGAGCCAATAGGCGATTCTTCATATTAACCACGACTTCCGTTCATCCTGTTTTAGGACGCATGAAAACCAAAGCATGGAACGGGGCTTTGGTATATGGGAGAAACCAATGGTTACTTACGTATATCGTGGCGTTGTTTACACTAAGTAAATGACAACAGAAAGGGAGCACCTCAGAGTCGGACTCCCTTTCACTTTGGCTTTTTGCCCTCCAAGGAGGATACCAATCAGCCGTCTAGACGGTGGGATAGACCACAAAAATTGATCAAAAAATTCTGTACGGAAGAAAGTAAACAATAAAATTTTTTAAATAAAATGGCTGATGCTAATCAGGTCGGTGTAGGTAGAATTAATCTATCTTCCGGCGTAGGTTATGACGGAGCTGGTGACAAGTACGCCACCTATCTTAAATTATTCTCAGGCGAGATGTTTAAGGGCTTCCAACATAATACAATCGCTCGTGACTTAGTTACGAAGCGTACACTGAAGAACGGAAAAAGTCTTCAGTTCATCTATACAGGTCGCATGACAAGTGACTATCACACACCTGGAACTCCTATCTTAGGAAATGCTGATAAGGCACCTCCAGTTGCTGAGAAGACAATTGTTATGGATGACCTTCTAGTCAGTTCTGCATTCGTGTATGACCTTGACGAGACACTTTCTCATTACGATCTACGTGGAGAAATTTCTCGTAAAATTGGTTATGCTCTTGCTGAAAATTATGACAGAAAAATATTCAGAGCTATTGCTAAAGGTGCACGTCAAGCATCTCCTATATCTGCTACTGGGTTCGTTGAGCCAGGTGGTACTCAGATTCAGTTAAATAGTACACAGAACAATACACAAGCAACTACTGCTTCTAACCTTGTTACTGGTTTCTATGACGCTGCTGCTGTATTAGATGAGAAAGGAGTAAGTTCTGACGGACGTGTAGCTGTACTTAACCCAAGACAGTACTACGCACTTATCCAACAAACTGGTGACAATGGACTAATCAACAGAGATGTTCAAGGTACAGGTTTACAGTCTGGAGAAGGCGTTGTATCTATCGCTGGTATTAAGATCTACAAGTCAATGAACCTACCATTCTTAGGTAAGTTCGGTACTGCTAATACTATCTCCAATGCTGGTTCATTCATAGGTCAATCTATGGATTCTGGTTCTGGTAGACAGACAGCAACTTATGCAAGATCTGGAACAACTATCACAGTAACTCTTAACGCTCACGGTCTATCCGTTGGTGATAAAGTTGTCTTTGATGCTACAGCTGGTGGAGGTACTTCAGGTACATACACAGTTGCTACTGTTGCTACAAATACATTCACAATTACTGATACTGTAAGTGGAACCGTTTCAGGCGGAACAGCTTGTGCTTTCAATATTGCTGGTGTTAACAATGGCTATGGTGAGGCTGGAGACTTTGCTGGATCATGCGGTTTAATCTTCCAAAAAGAAGCTGCTGGTGTAGTAGAGGCAATTGGTCCTCAAGTTCAAGTAACTAATGGAGACATATCCGTTATTTACCAAGGCGATGTGATCCTCGGACGCATGGCTATGGGCGCAGACTACTTAAACCCTGCTGCTTGCGTAGAATTACACGTTGGTACTGCTGACGCTGCATTCTAAATTTATATACTTTATACGGGACCTTCGGGTCCCTTTTTTTTTATCTATGGCTACTACAACAATTGACCCCGATACCGAACTATCCGCAGTGAACTCAATCTTGGGTAGCATAGGTCAATCACCTTTAACTACTCTTAATTTTAATAATCCTGAAACTGCATTTGTTTATAACCTATTAGTTGAATCTAATAAAGATATACAAAACGAGGGATGGCATTTTAATACTGAGGAGAATGTAAAAGTTACTCCTGATACAACTACAAAATATATAGTTATCCCTAGTAACTATTTAAGATACGATTTACATGATAAACGTATTGATAAATCAAAAGATTTAGTTAGAAGAAATGGAAGGCTATATGACTTGGTTGAACATACTGATCAATTTACTGAAGATCAATATTTAGATATTGTCACTCTATATCCATTTGTAGATGTACCTCCAGTTTTTCAGAGATATATTATTTCACGAGCTTCTGTTCGTGCAGCTGTACAACAAGTCGCAAATAAAGAATTAGCAGCATTACTTCAGATACAAGAGCAAGCTGCTAGAGCAAACGTAATGGATTATGAATGCAGTCAAGGCGACCATAACTATATGGGCTGGCCGGAGAAAACTTCATATGCTCCATACCAACCGTTCCAAATATTAAATAGAAGATAATGGCAAGTGTTACTCAAACAATACCAACGCTGACTGGAGGTTTATCTCAACAGCCAGATGAACTGAAGATTCCTGGACAAGTTAGTGTCGCTAAAAATGTAATACCTGACGTAACACATGGCTTATTAAAGCGTCCAGGAGGTAAGTTAATTGCATCAATTAGTGATAATGGAACTTCAGCACTAAACTCACAAACAAACGGTAAATGGTTTAGCTATTACCGTGATGAAACAGAAAGTTATATAGGACAAATTAGTAGAACTGGCGATATAAATATGTGGAAATGTAGTGATGGAGCAGCTCAAACTGTTAACTATGATTCTAGTACAGCCAGTGCATTAGCTACATATTTATCTCATAGTGATGACCAAGATATACAGACTTTAACTCTTAATGACTACACATTTATAACCAATAGAACTAAGACAGTAGCAATGTCTAACACTATAGAAGCAGTTAGACCTCCTGAAGTTTTTATTGATTTAAGAGCGACAGCTTATGCAAGACAGTACTCAGTTAATTTATTTGATAATACAAATACAACAGCTGTTACTACAGCTACAAGAATTAGTGTTGATTTAGTTAAGTCAAGTAATAACTATTGTAATTCCGATGGAAGTTTACCAGCTAGAAACAGTAGAATTTCTCAGTCAACTAGATGTGATGATAGTGCTGGTGATGCTAGAGATGCATATGCACCAAACGTAGGAACTAGAATATTTGATATTGATGATGGAGCTAGTCTTACAGATGAAGCTAACTCAGGAAATCATACATACACAATTGATGTAAAAGCTTCTAATGGTAGCTCAGTTAATAGAGGTAAAAACCTTTATTTTAGAATTAGAACTATAGGTCAATCAGTTCCTTTTACAAGTGGTTCAGGTGAAAACCAAACAACCACATATCAAGCTAGATACACTACTACTTTTGATCTTCTTTATGGTGGTGCTGAATGGCAGCAAGGCGATTACTTTTATGTATGGATGGATGATGGTTACTATAAAGTTACTGTTGAAAAAATTAGTACTACAAACGTACAAGCTAACTTAGGTTTAGTCAGACCAAACCCTACACCTTTTGATACTGAAACAGCAGTAACTGCTTCAAGTATTCTTGGAGATATAAGATCAGGAATATTAGGAACCAGTTATGGAGGAACTAATGCTTTATATGGATTTAGAGATGACTCTGCTAACGGTTACGAAGTAAAAATGATAGGTACGGGTTTATATATAACTCGACCTACAGCTCAAGGGACATTCAACATAACAGCACCATCAAGTGACTTGCTTAAAGTAATGTCTAATCAGGTTAAGAACGTAGATGATTTGCCGTCCCAATGTAAGAACGGTTATGTCGTAAAAGTTGCTAACAGTGAAGCTGACGCTGACGATTACTACGTTAAATTCTTTGGTCATAACGACAGAGATGGGGATGGGGTATGGGAAGAATGTGCAAAACCTGGCAGAAATATCGAGTTTGATAAAGGCACTATGCCTATCCAATTAGTAAGACAAGCTAATGGTACATTCACTGTTTCACAAGCTACTTGGGAAAATGCACAGGTAGGTGATTCTTTAACTAACCCAAACCCTTCTTTTGTAGGTAATAAAATTAATCAGTTAGTTTTCTTTAGAAACAGATTAGTATTCTTAAGTGATGAAAACGTAGTCATGTCAAGACCTGGCGAGTTCTTTAACTTCTGGTCTAAGACTGCTACTACATTCACACCTATGGATGTTATTGATCTTTCATGTAGCTCTGAATATCCAGCTATTGTTTATGACGGTATTCAAGTTAATGCCGGATTATTATTATTTACTAAAAATCAGCAATTTATGCTGACTACAGATAGTGATATTTTGAGTCCTGAAACTGC